GAAACTGTAGCATTGTAGTCACTAATTGTCCCATTGGAGTTGGCAATATTTTCAATTTACCGAATCCATTTGGTCCGTCCATCCACATGTCTGTAATCATGTGGCAAACTCTATCAAGATTGATCTTAAGGTCATCAGGGTGATCTAGTTCACCCAAAACACTATATCCCTCTTTAAGTTGTTTGTTTACACTTTCAACTGCAGTAGCAATTTCATCTACAGGGTATACTCGTTGATTGGCGTTTTTGACTCCGCCTTGAACGAATATACCCTTCATATAGAGATTTTTGCCTTTACCGTCAGCTGAATCCTCTGCCAGAACTTCCATTCTGGCATTATCAAAGGTTAAATGTTCCCTTAATAGATTCATTGTATATTAGGCCTTAGCTACAGGACTTTTTGCCGTTACAGCAACTTTGCCACCAGTGGTCTGACCTTCTGCGCCATGAGCTTTACTGTACTCTGGTTTGCCAGAATTAGTTGGTTTTGTTTTAGCTCCGGGCACATTTTGGAATTTTCCAGCATGTGGAAGATTACCCCGGCCTTTGGTATATTCATTGTTGGGCTGAGGTGTCTGTTTACCATCGGGATTTTGTTCTCCGCCTTTAGTCTTTACAACTTTACCGCCCATGTCTACACCTGGTCCAACTGCAGTACTGTCTTTATCTACTTTTACTTTTTTACCATGACCAACCTCATGTCCTTCTTCCTGAGCAGGCTCTTGACTATAAATTTCGCCGATTTGATCAACGTATTCACGTAACCACTCAGACTCAGTCATTTTACGCTTGCCTTTTTCGTCTTTGGCTTTAGCTTTTAGCATTTCTTCTTTTTTGGCAGACTTGTGTGATGATTCTTGAAGATCCTCTTCTGTTTCCATCATGTCTTCTTCGTCGGCGGCGTCTTCTTCGCCTTCTACATCGACATCCATGTCCATGTCCATGTCATCACCTTCTTCACCACCCAATTGTGCCATCAAACGATCGAAAATTGCGTCAACTTCTTCACGTGCATCAGATAATGCCATTTCTGGAGATTCTTCATCACCACCCATATCCATGTCCATGTCGCCTTCGTCGTCGGCGCCCACTTCCATGTCCATGTCCATGTCGCCTTCGTCGTCGGCGCCTACTTCCATGTCCATTTCCATGTCATCATCTTCAGCTTCTGCCATGCCTGTTTCGTCGGCAGCGACTTCGTCCATCATGTCTTCGACAGGATTACCACCAATTTCTTCTAAGTCCTCTTCGTCGATGATTGACTCATAAATTTCGCGACTTTTTTCAACCACGATCTGGTGGAAAAGTTCACGTGCTCGGTCTTCTTGTTCATTAATAATGAACTCAATTAATTGTTCGTATTTTGACATATTTGTTTCCTTTAAAAAATATGTTTATGAATTCTGTATAGTTATTTAAACTATAGAAAAAAAATGCCCTGTTTAAGGGCATTTTTTGAATGATTTATAGCAAATTTATTTACAAACCGGGACCTGCAGGTGCGACAGGAGGTTTATATTGTTTAGAAACTGTTTCTAATTTTTTTTCGTGTTCCAGCTTTCTGGCATCATTCATAATACGCAATCTACTTAATTGTGATAAAGTTAACCTAGTAGTCCTCGTTTTTTTAACAGTCATTGATGTATTGTCCTGCTTTTCAGATCTGAAGGCAGGAGGAGTAGGGCTAAACAATTCATTAACTATCATATGCTTATTTACCTTTTTATTGAATCGGTGCACTTGCTGGTAATGGAGTTCCAGCTGCAGGCCCCGCTATTTCTCCTCCTGGTGCAGCACCTGCAGCAGGTGCCCCCGCTTCGGCTTCAGGTGGAATCTCCGCTCCCTGTAATTCGTTTTCTAAACTTCCTGGACTTATACCGACACTACGCAGTCCTGCTTCTTCAGGAGGAGCTTTGTCGACATCGCCTTGCTCTTCGGCCCACATACGCTCATTGTCGGTCATTTCTTCTTCAGTAAGTCCTAAGTAACGTGTTAATAGAAAACGTTTGCTGAGATACGGATACTGCTCTAATTGTGTAAAACTAGTAATTCTGGCTTGATCAACCTCTGCTTGTCGATAACTGGCAAAGTTTTGAGGTTCATTAAACTGTAATTCGAACAAATTATTGTCAATATTAATACCACGCCAACGCATGAATAGTTTGAATTCTGCATCAAGTTTTTCACTGATATTACGTTGCAAACGCATACAGTACTGATTGAATCTCCATTCTTGAATTAATGCTGTTCCGACACGACCATCTGCAAATGTGTTTGGATTACTGGTTCCATCGTCCATACCTGTTGGTAAGTAACTGGCCGGAATTCTTAATCCTCTAAAAAGCTTGTTTGTAAAATAATGTAAATCTGTTATCTCACCTAAGTTTTGTCCGCCTGCTAAAGTATCTACTTTACTGCCACGACCATCTGCTGTTTGAGGAAAGAAATAATCCTCATTGGTGCTTAACGGATTATATGTAGCATCCATCATGTTTTGTCCACCACCAGTTTGTGTAGGAATACGACGTTGATGAACTTCATTTTTAACACGTTCTACAAAAGCCATGGCCATGTGACTGGGCATGTTTCCTACGTCAATGTAAAATATACGTCGTTCCGGAGCACGTTGCACTCGATAGATGATAATAGCATCTTCTAGTAATTCTTTTTGCTTGAACACTTTAAAGACATTTTCTAATACACTGTTACCAAATGGCCAACTAAAATCTAATCCTTCAGTCAAACTTAGATGTACTACATGTTCTGAATTAATAGTGCTTTCATTTTGTGCATGACTAAACCTACTACCACCACTGTAAGGAGTTTTTGGTTGAATGTAAGCACCATTAGGACCACCAACTTGTGGATGATTTACACTGATATCACTGGTATTAACCTGTGTTGCCGTCAAATTTTCAAAATTTGGAGCAATATCTTTCACAACATATTGTTCGGGTTTTTTTCCTTCGGCTTCATTTACAATGATTTTTGTAACTTTACTCATTTCTATCCAAAACAGTTTAAAAGTTTCAGGGTCACGTAAGAATACTTGATCACCGTACTTTATCGTGTTTCTAAATATTTTGAATGTTCTAGAGTTTAATTCGTTAAGTTTAGTCCATTGATTTAACTGTTCCCTAATAATGTTTACTTCATTATCAGTGGGTTTTTCACGCCAATGAAATCTAAACGGTGTACCGTTTTCTTCGTTCAACTGAGTACTAAATTCTGCTAAAATATCTAATGCCGCATTCACTTCACTGTCCATGTCCATTTGTTCGTATTGATTGTAACGTTCAATACGATTTGGATGACCAATGTAAACCTCTGGTAAATTACTTTGATAATTACGATAGGTAAAATTTTGAGCAGATGTTCCGCCGTTAATGGGACTAACAGATCCTGCGACATTAGCGATCTTGAAATATTTTTTCCACGCCATAAGGCTATTTCTCCAGTAATATATTTACCTTGAATTTAGTAAGTAGCTTCTAATATATCTTCTTGTATATTTTTTGTATCAGCTAATAAAGTTCTAATTTCATTTGAAATACTTACTTGATCATGCATTATATTAACTAAAGGTGTCCAATCTATTTTGAGAGGAACATCACCTTTGGCTAATGGTATTACTGCCTCAGGACCTGCTTCTCCCGCTAAACTAGGACCTGTTGCAATACCACCTTCAGCAAAGGCAGGTTGACCCGCAACTGCAGCAGGTGTTCTATCTGCGGGTGTCCGAGGCGCAGCTGGTGTAGGAGGCGCAGGAGGGGACGCAGGAGGTGGTTGCGGTGTGGGAGGCGGAGAACCTTCTGGACCTGGTGTGGGCTCTCTGGAATTTCGAGTCAATACTTTGGAAATATGCTCGCCCAATTTCTGAGCAAAACCTTCAAAATCACCTGCCGCGACATTTATACTACCTAATATGTCTCTTATATTACCAAACATTTCACCTTGAAAATTAAGCATTTGAGTTTGTAACTCATAAAAAGTCAACGTAATTTTATCTAAATCACTCATATGTTTCATGACTTGTGTATCTAATTGGCTTTGGCGTCGCATACCTTCACGCA